GGTTCAAAGGCTAACTGTTCACCGAGCTCCGAGGCTGCACCCGTAGGCATGAGGCTCGGGTTGTAATGACTTCTAGGATACATAGAGTGCATTGGCGTTTGAGTTGAACCAAGCAAGGCCTCTATCATCGCCCTGTCACCCGGCGGTTCCATCGGGCCCATTGGTCCTATAGAGGGACCTCCCATCGGGTTTATCCGGCCTCCCATGGGCATGTCAGCAGGAGGATATCCTGGAGGCCCTGCAATTGGAGTAGGTTCAGGAGTTGGGACAAACTCACTAAACGCATCGAGGCTAGGACCGGGGCCGCCTCCGTATCCTTCTCCCATTACCGCAGCTTCTGTCGGGGGAATACCAGCTCCTCCGAGGAACCCTGTTAGAGTAGCGGCAGATGATTGCGCTAGTTGCGACGCTTTTCGTGAAGCCTCTGCAACCGAAGCGTTATACATATTTTGTAGTTGCATTATTGCATCAAAATTAAACGGGGAAGTCATCTACTATCCCTCCCTGGGTGCAATTAAGCCTAATCTTCTAAGTCTTTCTTCATCATTAGCGATAGCTCCAGGCCGTGGAGACTCGGGCGGCATCATCATAGGAGGCCCTGTTGGAGGAACCGGAGGTACTCCCATTGCCGCATTAGACATCACCTCGGGAGGCAAGCCTGGTGGCCCCGCCATAGGGGGTGGCATTGGAGGTGGTCCTCCTGGGCCCATGCCTGGTGGCACCCCGCCTGGTGGCGCCCCGCCTGGTGGTGGAGGTACTCCCCCGGCAGCCGCTGCCTGCCTAGCTGCTGCGGTCTTCTCTACCATTACTCGCATAAGCTCGCCAAAGTAAAACTGGGCAAGGTCACTACGCCCACGGTTCTCCAGCGAAGTTAATAACGTAAACAGGCTAGCTTCGGGTAATCCCTGTTCGGCTACCTGTTCCTTGATTACGTCGTCTAGCTGGTCTGCGTCCTGCAACCCAAGAATGTGATCCCGAATAAATATGTCAGGAAGTAGAGGAGTCTGACCTTCACGAGCAATCTGTGCCATGCTCATCTTGGACATGTCGTCCTGCGGGAGTTGGCTGATGATAGATATCTCTGGCTCTCCCCCGGACTTAACTACCTCGGGGGTGATCTCGTCACTGAAATACATCATGTCACGATCTCTGCCAGACACTTCTATCGCCTTGAAACTACCCGACGCATATTGTTCCGAGATAATCATAAAGATCATGCGATATGCTTTTTCAAGGGTAGCTATCCTGGGAGCCAGTACAGAGTCTATACCCTGTCTAAGCGTGTTGATTGCATACCCGGATAACTGGAACTGTAGTTCTCCATAGACAGAATAGGGCAATGCCCCTCTCTGCATCTCGCTGGAGAGCATTCCCATGAAAGCGCCAGTTTCCTTTGCCATCTCTAGCATACCGAGAGGTTCTATTTCTTCACCCTGGGCCAGGGCGATCTCGGTACCTGCCTGGTAAGGATCTTCGTCAAGAGTCTTAGTTCCATCTCGAGATGTAACCTTGAGCCCTTGCTTACGGGATCTTGCCACCAACTCCATCATGGTAGACATCATGAAGTTATTGCTCTCGAAGTTCTCACGGTTATGCTTAAATACAGATTCCCCGAAATCTGCGATAGCGTCCGTACCTATCTCGTCCGACTGGATGAGAGGGGAAGATCCTACCATGCCAATAAAGCATGGGACCCCGTCATGGCCGTGCTTGGTACGTTTTTTCAAAATACGATCTTGCATCACGACATAGTTATCTTCCTTGTCGTAAAAGTCATACACAAAGATCGCTTCGTCCCGATCCTCTTCCATACCCAGGGATCGAACATTATATTCACTCTTGATGTCCGACGCAGAACGTCGTTGCCGATAGCACGCCCATTCAAGCCCGTCAGACCCTTCACCCCAAAACGTATTTAGAGGATCCCACGGCGTGATATCTATCCGGGTTTCTTCATTCTTGTTCTTCGCAAGAAGCGCACGACCTGCATACCAACCACGAACGGTGATAAACCACGAAAGCTGATCCCTAACTGAGGGTTTCCGTCGATTACTTAGGTTATCATCCGCAGCCTTCAGTATGCCTGTTAAGAATCTTTCTTTCTGGTTGTTTGCGTCTCGCTGGTCACGCTCTCCTCCTGAGAACGGGATACGGACGACCATTTCTGCCGCTGTAAGCCAGCTAACAATCTTATCCGCCATGACCTGTGGTTCATTAGAAGTATATGAACGATATCCGTCACCTGCATCGTAAGGCTCCAATCGGTAGAGGCGATGATCCTGTTCCATACGGTCACGCAACGGTTCCGTTGCGTTATAATGACCTTCTACCATTTCAATTATATCTGTAGCTTTTCTACGTGCCATTTACCACCTCTTTACAGGGATAGAGTTCCTGTTCTGCACATGTCCGTAACCGTAGTTTTCTACTATCCCGTAGATAAGGGCTTTAATTGCGTGATTGTTTTTATCGTCGGGGGAATTCCCCACTATATTGCCGTCTCGGTCGGTTTTCCACCGATAGGCACGAGTCTGTCCATCGAAGGGGCTTGGAGCAGCTCCAAACTCGGAAAGCAATCCCGTGCAGTAGGGGCTTACCAGTATCCTGGGTTCCCGTGTTATCGGGTCGGGCTTCAAGAAGCTCTTCAACCGCTCCGTACCGTCATTTATCATGACCTTCTGGGACGCAAGGTAGAGCCCAGTCTCTTTCATCCACAGTTCTGCCGGGGCTGCCATTGCCTGGTGTTGATAACCTGCAACGTCTATGACTCCGAACTGCACGTCCTGCCACCAGGGCTTAGACTGGCATAGCTGTATCATCTCTTCCGTTACGAGGCCACGTTCGTAGACTTCATCTATCACGTGTACCACGTTATCTATGATTTGTACCGCACAAATGGCGTAAGCACCTGCATAACCTGGATCCATCCAGAGGTGAACGGGGGTTCCAACGTCCCACTTGACATCCTGTACGTGGAGGTTGGGCCGAAACTCCATGAATACCAGTCCTTCTGGTGGTGACGGGATTCCCTCGATACGCTCCATGAAGAAATCATCGGAGGCATCACGTTTGAGTCGTTGTATTTCTGGATCCTCTATCCCGCCAGGGTAGAGATGGGTATTGGAATAACTTGGTAGAGAGAAACTCTGCTCGTCTTCTGTTGGGATCGTCCACGCCGAGTGCATCTGGGGGTACCAGCCGAGGCTTCCCTCGAAAGTTCCCGATAAAAATAGCCATCCCTTCTTAGGGGCGCAGCGACCACGCATCCTGTAATAGGTTTCGAGATCTAGCTGTGACGCTTCGCATCCTACTATACCGTGCGGGGCTCTCATTGCGAGGGTTCTCGGGTCCTTTGCGGACTTGGTTTCTATTCTTGTCCCGTCTGCGAGTATGATCTTACCTGGATCGACACGCTTGGTAGATTCTGACAGGAGTCCAAGGGCTGCGAAGTCTTCTACGAGATATTCAAACTCTGCTCGAGTACGTTCGTAGTCTGCTGCTACCAGCCAGAATAATCCAGGCTCCCCATCGGGTAACTCGAAGAATCTTTTTAGAAGGAACTTTGAAGCCACCATGCTCTTACCGGCCTGTTCACCGCCTGCAACTAGTACAAAGCGTTTGTCCGATGAGAGTAAGGGTGCCTGGGCTTCAGTCGGCTGAAACCCAACACGTTGATAGAGAAAATCCTGAACACTACTTGTCGTTGCTTGAATCATTTAGAGAACCACGCTTGCTTTGGATTATATCTTGTGCTTGTTCCTCTATTGACGGCATCCTTTCAGGGCGCTTCTCTGGTGTTTGTTCCGGGATATTATTCTCCTGGCGCATGGCTTTCCGGAATTCGGAGATGACATCTCGGGCATCGCTGTTAGGCTGGACAGTCCCCTTGTACTTCTCGGGCATCGCACCGTTAAGGGCGAAGACAAGGAGGGTAGGGTTAGCCTTGTAGTCTAACTTGTTGTGCATTTCCTGGATAAGGTCGAAAAGGATACCTTCAAGTTTATCGGTATGAACTTTACGAGCGTCTTCAACTTCTTCCCTAAAGATAAGATCTGACTTCATCCACTTGTAGATCATTTCTCGGCTAGTCCCTGCCATTTTAGCGGCCTTATCAATAACGCCAACTGCTTCAAATGCCAGCAAGAAGCGTTTTTGTTTTGCAAGGGTTTTATCCGAGGGGTTCCCCACGCTAATCCCAGGTTGACCTCCAGGCTTTTGCATAACTAGCTCCCGTCAGTGGTTATAACATCCTTGGCTAACGCAATTATGCCCGCAGCGGCCACACCACTGATCTCGATAAATCCTAAATACATCCCGACAATTGCAATTGTTCCCAGAAATGTAATTGCAAGCGTGATTTGTGGCCTGATTCTGCCAATACTAATGCGAAATCTGTTGTTTTCTGTACTGCTAATGCGATTTTCTTGCGTCATTTTATGAATATACGCTTATTTTGTGTTAGAATCAAGGGGACACACGGTGTTGGTAGGGGGTTTGGTAAGCCTCCTCCCTGCTCTCCTTTTCAAATATTTCAGCAGGGTTAAAAAGTTCAACCGTCCTCTTAGACCAACTATAGGGGGTACGTGTCGCTTCTCGCCTGGGTCGGGGGGATCCTTTCACTCCCCGGCCCAACTTGTTTTAACTGGGATCTGGTGATAACATTAGAGGGTCTCATGGATATTCCTCCATTACCCCATGGGCAGGTTGCTCAAAAAAAGGCATCGTAGTAATTCCATCTACGATGTCTTTTTTGTTATCGCCTTAAAATCTGCCAGGAACTTTTCTTTATCGAAGAACGGATGTTCCCGGTGTCTTGCCGCCCACACCCGCTGGCAGTACCCGCAGGTATCACACTTCCGAACGGAGCATTCACAAAAGACCTTTCCGGGTTCGTACTTGTAGCACGTACACATGTTCAAATTCCTGGGTGGTGCAATTGTTAGCTCTTTCATAATCCAAAGATATCTTCGGACATCATAAAAGGGTTCGTCCTTAACAAGTTGCCCTTCAACGTAGGAATTCTTAATAATTACCGGGGAGTTCCGTATGGAATTGAAGTCCGTAACCAGCACGTGGGTAAGCTCATGGTTAACCGCAACATACAGGCCACCAGCACCAGGACTGTCAAACAGTTTTCCCTTGCGTTGGGGGATAGTTACTGTTGGGTACCGAAACTCTCCCCTGGAAAAGTGCTTGCGATCCCTGCGTTCCACCTCAACCTCTATCTCGGGCTCATTATTAGGGCCGCCCCAGAACACAAGATCTACTTTCATATCTTCCGCCCTGTTCCTGGCACTATATCCGAATTGATGGGCATACCGTAAGGCCGCATGCCTTCCCTGTTTATCATTATTATTATATAGCGAACGACTAAAATCCTTGTAATTCCTTTTAATCGTCAATCTGGTCAACTAGCCTAACAAATATAGGGGTCCCATCCCCTACCCAGGCACCAATCACGTTGAAATTAAAGTATTCCACCGCATCCTCGTACTCCATCCCATCCCTCTCTACCAGTATCTCAAAACATTTATCCATGTCATACACCGCAACAGGCCCGCTAAAACCAAACCTATCCCCCGTTCCAATTAACGCCTCATCAAACCCATCCGCAAATAACATCTCCGGATTAACATCC